TTGGTTATCCAAGAACGCACGCTTATGACAGACATGAATACATGCCACCGGTTGAAAAGAAGCCTACCAGCAAGGCAAATGTTTGTATAACTAACATGTGTAAGGACAGAGGTTTCAGTAACCGTGAAAAGATTGAATTAGTAGCCAAATTCTTGTATAGCAAAGGTTACAAACAATTGCCTAACCTATTCCATCAGTATAAAATCATTCACAGCCAGTGCAAGAATAATTTTAAAAAGTTTTTGGTTGAACAAGTAAAGCAAAGAAAGGATGAATAATATATTCACAATATGCTATTCAGAAGAAGAAACAAACGGAATAGGTTACCAGTGAAATACTTTCCTGTAATTCTTTATTTTACCAGCAATTCGGCATTGATATCAACAAAGAAATTATAACACACTGAACAAAGTATTGACAAGCCGTGTCAGTACTTTGTTTTCCTCATTTTTCCCCTTAGCTCCCTTATTAAGTACCTTCGTTTCTGTAACGCAAAAAAAGCAATTATGGAAATTATTTACAGAAAACTAGAAGAACTGAAGAAACTGGAAAACAATCCAAGAATAATTTCGGATGAACAGCTGGACAAACTTAAAGAGTCAATCCGAAACAATCCGGATTATTTCGAAGCCCGACCAATCATCTTGTCAGACCGTACTGGCGAATTGGTCATTATCGCTGGGAACCAAAGGTATGACGCCTGTGTATCGCTAGGTATGCAACAAGTACCGACCGTTCTTATTCCCAACCTGACCGAGGAAAGGGAACGTGAGCTAATCATCCGTGATAACGTTAACAACGGACAATGGGATGAAAAGCTGTTGAAAAATTGGAATGATGACGAACTAAAAGAATGGGGAGTCGACCTGCCAGAAGATTGGGGAATTTCTCCGGATGATTTCGGAGATGGCTTCTCTTTACCTAATGGAAATAAATCACCATTTCAGCAGATAACATTTACACTTTCTGATGAACAGGCTGACATGATACGGCGAGCAATAGAAGAAATCAAACAAACAGATTTATATAAGTACGCTGAATCATTCGGCAACGAAAATGCAAATGGGAACGCATTATCTTTAATTGTAAGACAATGGGAAGAGCAAAAGAAATAGTGGTAAAGGTTATACCGAGCAGTGTTGCAAATCCATTTATGAAGAAACACCATTACTCAGGGAAAGTTGTTAATAATAGTTGCCTACATTTTGGATGTTTCCTTGATAACGCATTGCATGGAGTGTTATCATACGGGCCATCGTTGGATAAAAAGAAGATAATGGAACTTGTAGAAGGTACAGGATGGAATGAATTTCTTGAATTAAACAGAATGGCATTTGATGATTATTTGCCGCGTAACTCGGAAAGTTATTGCATTGGTAAAACACTTCGTATGATAAGGAAGAATGCACCGCAAATAAAATGGGTAATATCTTTTGCCGATGGCTGTTCTTGCGGTGATGGAACTATATATCGTGCTTCTAATTTTGTGCTTACAAATATAAAGGAGAATTTTAATCTCTGCTTATTACCAAATGGGGGAAAAATTCATAAAATGACATTAGAAAGCAATCCGACCACACCAAGAAAGGAGCTTGGCGGAAAATCGTATTATGACATTACCGGTGGACGATTTAATTTTAAGAAATATGTGGAGTATGTGAATGGTGAAATATTATCCGGCTTCCAACTTCGTTACATCTATTTTATAGATAAATCATATCGTAAAAAATTAACTGTTCAAGAAATTCCATTTTCAAGAATTGATGAAATGGGAGCTGGTATGTATAAAGGGGAAAAAGTAGCGCAGGCTAAAAGACATGCTATAAAGACGGAAAGACATGGCGAAGTACAATAAAGAAATGGTAAAACAATGTGCTGCATGGGTACAAGAAAACGGGCTGATAGAGTACGGAGGGGCTAAGCTGAAGGACTTCCTAACCCACTTTGCAATTGACCAACGAACCTATTACAGATGGATGGAGGAAACCGAGTTTGCCGAAGCAATAAAAAAAGCGAAGCTAGATTTCAAGAACACACTAGAAACTGATATTGTAAAGTCACTCGCTAATGCCGCCAAAGGGTACGAATATATACAGATTCAAACCGAATATAAAGACGTGAACGGTTCCCCTAAAATCGTAAAGCAGGTAAAGAAAAATATACGCGTGGAACCGAATGTGGGAGCAGCCATATTCATTCTTACCAATCTAGCGCCCGAAAGATGGCAAAACAAGCAACGACAGGAGCTGAGCGGAGACATATCCGGTCTTACCGTTGTAGTAGATAACAAGGAAGATGCGGAATTGATTAGAAAAATCAACGAATTATAAATGCATGCAACATATGTATATAAAGAAAATCTTAGCGCATGGCTATTCGGATACCGGATCATCGCTAACAAAGGTGGTACGCGATCTGGAAAGACGTATTCCATCGTATCTTTATTTATCTCTGTAGCCGCTACGAGCAGAAAAAAACGAACGATTGACATTGTATCCGAATCACTCCCTCACCTAAAGAGAGGTGCTATGAATGACATGGATGAAATACTAAAGAATGAGGGGATGACAGAAGGAATAGATTACAAAGAAAATAGGTCAGACCATACCTTTGAATTTCGGTCTGGAACTACGATACGATTCTTCAGCGCTGACAACTGGGGAAAGGTAAAGGGATCAAAGCGCGATGTACTATTCCTCAACGAATGTAACCGCCTACCATACGAAACCTATCGGCAGTTATCTGTACGTACCACCGAATGTATATTTCTTGACTGGAACCCGGATTCTGAATTTTGGTATGAGATAAAAGGGTTGCAGACTAGAGAAGGAACCATAGAGGTACATTCCACCTACAAGAATAACCCGTTTCTATCAGAATCACAGATTATTGAAATCGAGTCAAATAAAAATGATACCGAATGGTGGAAAGTTTACGGACTTGGACAGACCGGACGACCACAGGGCGTAGTATATACACGATGGAAACAAGTGCCAGAAATTCCACAAAATGCAGTTTTCATTGGCAGAGGACTGGACTTTGGCTTTACTAATGATCCTACGGGTATTGTTGATGTATATAAGCTGAACGGAAAGTTATGGTTAGATGAAATATGCTATCGCAAGTCTATGACGAATGATATCATAGCCGACCGCCTACGCGGACTTCCAGGAGACACCATAGCCGACAGCGCAGAGCAAAAATCTATTATAGAGATACGAAACTATGGCATCCGTAAGATTGAGCCGGCCCAAAAAGGAGCAGACTCCGTGAGAGCCGGTATCCAGATTCTTCAACGATACGAACTAATGGTAACACAAAGAAGTTTAAACCTGATATATGAACTTAGAAATTATAAATGGAAAGAGGACAGGATAACCGGCAACTTACTGAACGAGCCTATTGACAAGTTCAACCACGCCCTTGATGCGGTACGCTATGTTGCGCTTAATAGGTTATCAGAGAAACCAACACCCAAACGACCAAAAGCAAAAATAGGAAAGATATGACAGTAAAAGAATTTTTGACGATAAGCAGCATTGCCACCGAACCTGAGGTCATTAGAACCAAGTTGGATGAACTGAGAAAACCTTATCAACTAGGGCAATATAAGACACCAGATACCCTAAACGACATAAATATGGGAGAACTGATGCAACTGCAATCCATCGAAACAGAACACGATATCTTGTTCGTTCCCTGTACTGTACTGATGGGGCTGAGTAAACGCTATATATCCCAACTTCCAGCTACCGATGTACTAGGATTCGTACAATGGGTGGCCAAAGAAGTCGAACGAATAAATAAACTATTCGCATCGACTAATGTACTACCCACACTCGAAGAGAGGCAAGCAGGATCCGAATTGCTGAATTTCGGACCTTTCGGCATGATTGATTACTATGCGCAGCGCATGGGTATCACTGATCATGCAGAAGTAGACAGCGTGCCATGGGTCAGAGTATATAAATGTCTTGACATGGACGCCAAAAGAGTAAGATTCGAACGTAGATTAAGAAACATATTAAGTAAGAAGAAATGACGGTAGAGCAAAAAATTAAAAAGATAGTAGACTCCATGGAGGGTGTAAGTTACCTTTTTGACAACTGGCAAACAGCCAATATAAGACTGGACAAGATTAAATTGCCGGCAGTGCTTAATCTCCTTCCTGTAAGCGGAACTTTTAATCTAGGCAGACAGCAGTTAAGAGACTGCCCTAACTGTATGATGGCATTCATGGATAAAACCAAGTTCGATTTTGATGGCACAGAAAATGATGCAGTGATAGAAGGATGCAAGAATAAAGCCAAGGAATTCATATTGCTATTGAACAGGAGTGGGATGTTCAAAGAAATATCAGGAGATATCCCTTATTCTGTTTTCTATGACAAGCTGGATGTTAATGTAACCGGAATAGTTATCCAACTTAAGTTAGAAGAGATAATGGGTACTGTTATTTGCAACAAGAGCGTGAAAGAGATTGTATATGGCAGCAGAAACTAAAGCCGAAACCCTAAGGATAATAGGCGAAGAGCTGGAAGCGTTACGCAAGCGAATTATAGCCAACCATGAAGCAGCCGGACAAGTAGCCAGCGGAAGGACAAAGGGCAGTCTGAAAGTAGAAATGTCGGAGGACGGAGGCGTTTTGTGGGGCAGGCAGGCATTCGCGGTACTAGAAACCGGACGTGGACCAGGGAAAGTTCCGAAAGGATTTTACAAGATTATCCGCCAATGGGTGGAAGATAAAGGTATACAAGTAAAGAAGCCCGATTCCTTCGCCTACCTTGTCGCTAGAAAGATAGCCAAGGAAGGAACGGAACTATACCGAAACAGGAAACATGAGGAAATCTATTCCCGTGATCTAGAAAATACCATGGACAATATAGCCAGCAGGGTATCGACTATATATGAAACAGAAGTTGAACATATAAATCTGAATTTCGACAATGAGAACACATACGATAGATAATACAACAATTGAATATCCTGACCAAATAGGATTCTGCTTTAATCCTGTGATAATAAATATCCTTGGCGGAAACTATCAATCTGTTACTGCAACGGTAACAGACACCACCACAGCCACATCAGATAGAGAGAACAGAGCGACGTTCGGTGGTTCCTGCTTCTTTGACCTATCATTCTATACGCAGAGCTATTTTGACGAATACAGAGAAGTCGATTACAAGTCAGCTCACGCCGAAGATAGTAAGTTAGGACGTCTGTTTAGCATAGAGCTTGATATGTATAACGAATCAGGAACACTTGAAAACAGCTTCCAGTTCAACGTATTCATATTGTGGGGAGCCAGTAAGGTTGGAGAGCAGTATAATGGAAGCCGAGTGCTGACATGGTTCAAGAACTACCCATTCTCTGTAGGCTTATACTCTGCAACATCAGGGAATGTAAAAGTAACTATAGATGGTTCCGAAAGCTCCCCTATCGCATTATCAGGACAAAATGCATGGAATATCATTCTTGCTGGAATAGATGCTTCAGACAAGGTGGAATTTTATCTACCTGGAAGTAATACGACAGCATCTGTTTTTGACCACACCTTTGATTTCACCTTCCGAGGGCTGCTCAATATGGCCACAAAGATCACTTGTAAGGTTGACAATTCAGACTGTGGAATATACTTGAGATGGATCAACCGCCATGGAATGTGGTGTTACTGGCTATTCATGCAAGGAGACGAGATTTCGCAGGTATCCAATGACGGAGAGTTCATCAGAAACAATATGCAGGATTACAGTTACAAGAACGGATACCATGGAGGTAGCGGACGAAAGCAAAGGAAAATGGAGGAAACGACACTTCCCGTATGCGCTCCATTAATAGACAGCATAACTTATGACTTCCTTTACCAAATGGCCACATCTCCTGTTGTTGATATGTTCATGGGCTATGATGATAACGGTAACGCCAAATGGATGGCTATAAATGTGTCTGTGGGAAATTTCGTCAAACAGCGGGTATCACTGCAAGACTTTGAAGCGAACATTATATTACCTGAAACTAACGTACAGAGCTTATGACAGAACAACTACTATTCATAGATAACAAAGCAATGGATATTAATGAAAGTACCAATATCACATTGAATTTTAGAAGTAATATTTTTAGCGATGTAAGCAAGATCACAAGCAACAACACATACTCCATCAAGCTACCTTTGACAGTCAACAACTGTCATGTGATTAATTATGCGCATCTCCCATCCCATTCAGCACAATATGCTCGTATCAACCACAAAGGACGCTATTTGCGCAATGGGATTGAAATCATACCGGACGCCAGCGTCATTCTTATAGAAATATCCGAAACCATAGATATAGCCATGACATGGGGCAATGTTTCTAAATTTGCAGAAATTGTAAATGACAACAAGACATTGCAGGATTTATCGTACGGCAGGACAGAAAACGAAGATTACATCATTTGGAAGAAAGGAGACAATTCGCCCCGAATACCTAAAATTGATTATGGCTTTAAAAATGATGAGCCGGCTGCCTGGTATCACCCTGTGGTTACAGCTATGTGGGTTTTGAACAAAATAGAAGCTGATGCCGATATCACCTTTAAATTCCAAGAACAACACTACGAACTGTTGAAAACTTTAGTTATTCCATTGCTTTCAAGAAATAGCGCACCAAAAGAAATCGAAGCTCGCACTACAACTTTAACAAATGACGGAATATCTCCATATAATATTCCAGGAGGATGGATTCTCAAAATATTCCAATTTGTGGAAAGTGGATCTGACTATTATGTGGCTGTAACAAAAGATTCGTCAGGCAAGGTAATCGGATTCAAGCCGCAGAAAGAGAACGTACCCCTTAGAATTATTGGAACTATCAATATAATAGTCAATACTAGCCAGGAACCACAAAGTTCAGGTGAATATGGTGTTTCTTTCGATATACGGAACAAAGAATCCATAACCAGCAAGTTGAAATTCAGGTGTAATCCGAGTATATCCTTATTACAAGAAAATCAATACAGGTATTCTTTCGCTATAGATGGGGAGTTTAATCCAGGAGATACAGAGGAACTCAGCGCTATACTGTACGATCCTTATGCAGAATTGGGGAATTATACAATAGAAGAAGGAAGCTATGTCAAAATAACGATGCGAGATACTGTCTATTTGAAAGACACTGATGAAGCAAACTCCCGGTTCTATTATGTTCCAAACCTACCTGATATAAAACAGATAGACTTTATCAAAGCTATAGCATCTATTTGTGGAACTTTTGCCATTCCCGGCAATGGAAATGTCGTAAGCTTCGTTCCTATTGATACCATCATAGAAAATAAGACCAAAGCTCTGAACTGGACCAAAAGAGTTATCGCCTCATATAGTGCAAACCGTCCTAAAAATATATCTTTCAAAATTGACGGATTCTCTCAAAGGAATGTATACAAATGGAAAAATGACGACAAAAACAAATACAATGGAATCATATACGTTGACGATAAGACTTTGGAATATGAACAGGAAACGCTGACATTGCCTTTCGCAGCGTCTGAAATGAAAGGTGGAATCGCAACTATCCCGATATATTCCTATACATCTGACGGAGCTTTACAATATAACGAAAGTACAGATCCCAGACTACTGGTCCTAAAGAACGACAATACAGCAACTTTTGACGGTCTGGACTGGAACACTATTATTGAAAACAACTACAAATCTTATCAGAAATATATCAGAGAACCTAAGATTATTACCGAGCTGGTAGAAATCAGAGATCATGAATTACGAAACTTGGATATGTCTGTACCTGTTTATCTGGCCCAATATGGAAAATATTACGCAGTCATATCAATAAAAGCAGAGAAAACAGGTATTTGCGAATGTAAACTTTTTCAATTGGATTAATTATGGCAGACAAAGTAGAAAAGATACTTGATATCAAAGTGAATCATGAAAAGGCTATCAAGGCAATAGCAAAGTATCAGACGGATATAGAAAACGCCAGGAAGGCAGAGGCAGAACTGAAAGAGCAGTTAAATAAAAACGCCATATCCCGGCAGCAGTACAATGAGGAAATGGCGGCATCAAAAGCCTACATCAATGACTGCAACGATTCGATACGGGTAATATCGAAAACGATACAGAACCAGCTCAAGCAGGAGAAGGCACAAGAAAACAGCCTTGTTTCTCTCCGTGCCAAACTGTCAAACCTAACGGCTGAATACGATGCTTTATCCGAAGCGGAACGAAATGCGGATACAGGCATGAACATAAAAAACAGAATTAATGAGGTTACTGATGCTCTAAAGGGCGCTGAAGAAGAGACACAGCGGTATTACCGAAATGTTGGTAATTACAAGGAAGCTATAATGGAAGCCGCCAATGCCAATATCCCGTTCGTGCAGCAGATAAATGTAATGGTGACCTCCTTGGGTGGAGTAAGAAATTATTTGTCTGGAGTAAAAACAGAAATGCTTACTGTTTCGACCACCACAACCGGCTGGATTAAAGTTTTGAAACTGTTGAAAGTTGCTCTACTTGGAACTGGTATTGGAGTATTAATTGTAGCTTTAGGATCTTTGGTATCATGGTTCACCAAAACACAGAAGGGCGTGGAAGCAGCCAATAAGATAATGGGTGCTCTGGGTGCCACTGTTAATGTCTTAATAGACCGGGCGGGCAAGTTGGGAAGTGCTTTAGTGAATCTGTTTACCGGGAACTTCAAACAGGCGGGGAATGATGCCAAATCCATATTCGCTGGTATCGGTGATGAAATAGTCAATGAAACCAAACAGGCGTGGAAGCTGGCAGAAGTCTTGAATGAGATAGACAAGAGGGAAGTCATGCTGTCCATGTCACGTGCCGCTAACCGAGCTGAAATTGAGAAGCTGAAAAAAGCTGCTGATGACCAAACCCTATCCACACAGGAACGTATTAAAGCTGCGGAAAAAGCTGCGGAAATTGAGAAGAAGGACCTTGCCGTACAGACAGAACTAGCAGAAGCAAGACTGGCTAACACCCTTGGATTTACCGAGATGAACAATGAAGTACGCAAGTTGATGGAGCAGATTAAAGCTGGTGATATTACAGCCGATGAAGTAATAGGAAAACTTGGGTTATCAGATAGTACGATAGAAGACCTTAAAGTGTTCCGTGACCAATTCAACGAACTTCAGGAGCTAATGGAAGATAGCTACGGCCGTCAGACAGAGCAGCAAAACACCCTAAACTCTATCCGCCAGGAAGGTGCAGACAAAGCAAAGGAAGCAAAGCAAACAGAACTGGAAGCAGTAAGGGCAGCAGAAGATGCTATGCTTGCCTTAGTGAAAGACAAGAGAGAACAAGCACGGAAAGAGATTGAATTGAACTATTCCCGGCAGATTGAGGATTTGCAAATCAGTTTAAAGCAAGAAGAGAACCTTACCGCCAAGGCTCGTGAAGCCATCAACGCCAAAATAAAGGCTTTGGAACAACAAAAATCTATGGAGCTTAGCAAGTTGTCCGATGAGGAGCTGAAAAAAGAACTGGAGAACCGTTTAAAAATGATATCCCTGCAATTGGAATCGGTCAAGGAAGGCAGCGAGCAGGAGTATCAGTTAAAGATACAACAATTACAAGCACAACAAGAGGCGGAACTTACCAGCACAGAACAAACCGAAGAAATGAAACTGGCCATTAAAGCAAAGTACAATACCAAGATAGACGAACTGGCAACAGTTCATGAGCAGGATATTATCAACAAGCAACAGGAAGCCATGCGCATACGCTTTGAAACGGAAATCGCACAAGCATATGATAACGAAGAGGAAATTCTTCGTATAAGGATGGAACAAAAGAAAGCCGAGCTCGATAGCCTGCAGCAAATGGAAGGTGAAAGTATAGAAGCATTCAATCTTCGCAAGCTGGAAGCACAGAATGCTTATCTGAAAGACAAGAGAGAACTGAGCGATAAGGAGATTGAAATAGAACAAGCTAAATATGAAGCAATGGAACAGGTGACAAATGGCCTTGTAGCTCTCACAGAACAAATTGGGGAGTCTGATAGAGGATTTGCTATGGCAAGCAAAATGTTGGCTTTGGCAGAGATCGCCATCAATTCAGGTAAGGCGATCGCAAAAATGGTATCCGCTGAATCAGGGAAAGGTATTCTTGGTATAGCTACAATGGCATCAGGTATTGCAACAATCCTTTCTAACATTGCAAATGCTGTTAAGATAGTAAAAAGTGCTAAATTTGCAGAAGGTGGTTTGGTTACAGGACCGGGGACAGGAACGAGCGACAGTATTCCGGCACAGTTGTCGAATGGAGAATCCGTTATAACCGCCAAAGCTACGTCCATGTTCGCCCCTATCCTATCATCCTTCAATATGATGGGTGGAGGTGTACCTATTAATGTAACAGCAACGAATAATCAAACTTTAGGCGAAGATATGCTGGCCAGAGCAGTCGCCAAAGGAATGATGATGGCTCCTGCCCCTGTCGTTTCTGTAGAAGAGTTTACTTCAGTTGCGAATAGAATTAAATACATAGAAGAAAGCGGTAGTTTATGAAAGCATACGAACTATTATATATAAACAGGAACACTCTTAGGATAATGTCTGAAATGTCATTAGATGCATCAGATATTAAATACCTAGAAATGTATAAAGACTACACCCGTCTTACGGCTGAAGGTCATAAAAAGGCATATATCATGCAGTACCTGGCAGATGAATACAGCATTTCAGAAAGGACCATCTATAGAGTCATTGACAGGTTGTCCGTTGACGTTTCAATTCAATAAGGGGGAAGATTATTCTTCCCCCTATTTTTTTACTGACAAAGCGTGTCAGTGCTATTATGTTCTGAAATTCTTATAGCCATATACCGTTTTTTACCTTTGCTTCAAAATAGATTATATATGGCGAAATTATACATCAACAAAGATATTGTTGCGGATAAAGACAAAATGGAAAATTGGTATCTAACTGGTGAAGAGGGATTGTCTTTTCCCGATATTCAAAATTTCCTATCTTGGATAGATCCGAATGACCACGTTATTGATATTGAGATACATTCATGCGGTGGTGATGCCGTTGAAGGGTATGCCATTTATGACGCCTTACGTGCTTCAGGAAAGCAAATCAGCTGTACTGCAGTAGGACGATGTGCATCCATGGCAACCGTGATATTATTGGCCGCTGCAAAAGAAAGACGTTTTGCTTATCCACATGCAAAGTTTCTTATTCACAAGCCTTATATGGCTTCATACGATGGAGACCTTGATCTTGAAACCCTAGAATCAATAAAATCAAACTTGGAGAGTGAAAAAAACAAGATGCTAGCTTTGTATGTAGAACGCACAGGATCGGAAGCCTCAGTTATCGAAGCCCAAATGAATAAAGCCGGTTGGTTTGGTGGTGAAACAGCCAAACAATTAGGTTTTATCACGACCGTTCTTATGCCTACAACTGCCAAAGGGAGAACTTACACATTTAATAACAAGAAAATGAACAAAGAAAAAGAAGTAACAGTGAAGCAGACTATCATAGACAGGCTGCTGGCCAAATGCGGCTATCAAAAAATTGAAGACGTACAGGTCGTATCTATGGAATTGACAAATGCCGAAGGTAACACGCTTACCGTGGAAAGAGATGAAGGTGAACCCCAAGTGGGAGATACAGCAAGTCCCGATGGCGAACATGTCATGCCTGACGGAAAGACTATCATTGTGACAGATGGCGTTATTACAGAAATTAAAGATCCTGATGAATTGGAAGAGGATGAAGTGAAAGCTTTAAAAGCCCGTATAGAAGAGTTGGAAACTGAGAATGCTTCTCTAAAGACGAATGCCCGTACCATTGAGGACAACAAGATTCTGAACGCAGTCCGTATGGCCGGGGGCGAAAACTGGCTGGCAAAACATTGTAGTACTTATAAAGTGTCAGCTCGTACCCAAACGTTCAACAAGGGTATAAAAGGAGTAGAAGAAAATGAAACGCCTATTCAGAGAAAACTTCGTGAAGAAAGAGAAAAAAGAAACAACAAGTAATAAAAGGAGGGGAAATGCCTATTTTAGATTTTGACAAACTTACACCTGATAATCAGGCTGTAAAAGACTTGAAAGACCTTATTCAGTTAACAGTCTTTCAAAACGAAGACATGGAGCGTTTTATGACGTTTATGCCCAATGTGACTAACGGTAAAAAAGCAGGTTTTATCGGTGAAATGGAAGATATCGGAATAGCCGGCTCCGGATGCGACCCTGAATATAAAAAAGTGGCTATCGCTGCCGCCCAAAAGGAATGGGAAATCGGAGATTGGCAAATTCCTTTGGAAATGTGCTATACAGACTTGGAAAACACCATTGCCAAGTACTGCCTTAAAACGGGAACAAATATAGGAGACCTGACATCGACCGAATATATGGACGGTATTGTACTGCCGAAGCTGTCTGAAGCTATGATGAAAATGATGTGGCGTTTTACATGGTTTGGAGATAAATCAGCAGCGTCTGTCACTGGAGGTGGTCAAATCACTGACGGAGTAAACATCGAACTATTTAAAACATGTGACGGTTTTTTCAAACGTCTGTTTGCCATCTGTACCAACAATACCGAACAGCACACTGAAATTGCAGCCAACGCAGAAGAATCATATGCATTACAAAAATCAAAGATGAAAGAAACAGGCATTGCCACATCAATATTCGATGCGATGTTGCAAGATGCCGACAGCCGGATTTTCCAAAAAGACGGATGCGCAATTTTCGCCACCAAGTCAATGTGCGATGCTCTGACTCACGATATGAAAGAAAAGTACAAGGTAATCATGCCCTGGGAAGTTGTATTTGACGGTGTAGAGGTCAGCAAATACGATGGAACAACCATCGTTAAATGTTCCATTTGGGATAGATTTATTCAAGCCTATCAGAACAACAAAACCAAACTTAACTTACCGCATCGTGCTGTTTTATGTTCTCCTGAGAACTTGATGTATGGATGTGAGGGCACCGAACCGATGTCGGACTTGGATATCTGGTTTGATAAGAAAGCCCGCAAGAACTACATTTATTCAACAGGAAAATTAGGTTCCATGATTGGCGAAGATGAGTTGGTACAGGTAGCATACTAACGAAAAAGAGCAAATATGGCAATATGTGATATAACAATCAAAAAGGACATCGCACCATCGTGCGATGATCCTATCGTTCCCGGGCTGGAACAGGAAGGTGTGATAATGAATCGCGCAGACGTGGATTTCGGTGCGGTTACATTCAACGCAACCCGTAAGAATGTGATCGAAACTCTTGCACTGAAAACAGGTAAAAAAGGTTACAAGGTACAGGTATTCGGTGCAACCCCCTTTACTGGTACCAATACAACCTTGGCAACAGGAACCTATCGTAACACGTTTACTAACACAGTGAACATGGTTGTATTAGCAAATGACCCCGATGTATGCAATGACATTATTGACGGGCTTGCTAACGGTGATTTTGTCGTTGTATTGGAAAATAAAGCCAAAGGGTTAAATAAAACCGAAAATCCGGGAGATTCAGCTTTCCAGATTTACGGTTACTACCAAGGTTTGAAAGCCGCAGAGATCGGCAATGACAAGTATTCCGAAGAAACGGAAGGGGGATGGAATATCTCTTTGCAAGAAACCAAGGTTCCCAAATCAGCATTATTCTTGTACAAAACATCTTACGATGCGACAAAAACGCTTGTTGAAACACTGACAAAACCAACTGAATGATTATGGAGTTAGAAGAAGTGGTTGATAAATTAAAGGAGCTAGGAGAACTTCCCTCCTACTCCTCTTCTGATAAATCGGAGATAGAAAGATTGTACAAGGAAGTATTAGGAAAAGAATTCACCAAGACATCGTGTAACGACTGCTATCGCGATGCTGTAATCGAAATGACTGTTTACATCAAAAAGAATAACCGTATGAAAGAAAAATGTAATTATATATTAAAGAATGGTGTCCTGCTTCAACCGGAGTTCGGAAGCAATAAAATGTACACTAATGACAACCTCACTGATGAAGTTGCTGAAAAGTACCTTGCCAAAAATCCGAAAGGTGAAATTTATTTCGCCCATGTACCTACGGACTGGAAAGAACGTGTTAACAAATGTGGATACAATCAAAGCCTGCTTGATTCAATGGTAGAATCATTACAAGACGGAGTTTCTGAAGAATCCGTGGCTGACACGTTGAAAGATTTCCAAATCAACGGCAAGAAAATCAGTAAAAAAGTTCTGAATCTGCATCTAAGCAAGGCCATTGAAATTGTGAACGCAATGAATGGAGAAGGCGAAGATAAAGTTGAATAAAAGAAATAAAGGACGAACGTAAACCTCGCGAATATGAGAGTAAGAGATCTAAAAAAGAAAAGCAGTAACCGCATTGATACAAGCTATTTACAAAATCTAGGAATTCAAGCCTACGGACAGGACAACCTATATCCGCAGACATTAAAGAATATCATTGCTGCAAGCTCTACTGCATCTGAATGCTCAGACCGTTTCGCTGACTTCATTGAAGGAAACGGATTCCGTGAGGTTGCTTTTTCCAAATATGTAGTCAATCGAAAAGGTGACACATTGGATGATGTACACATGTTACTATGTAAAGACATGTCCGAACTCAATGGAATAGCAATCCATGTTAACTACAATGTTTTCTGTGAGATAGTGGAGATGCAGCACGTACCGTTTGAAAATTGCCGTCTGACGGAAGAAGATGAAAACGGTTATGTGGCAAAAATAGCAGTACATCCAGACTGGAGCGGAAAGAAGACACGTAAAGGGAAAGCTCTGCAGGTCAAGAAAGAAAACATCGACTACATAGACGTTTTTAACCCCAAAAAAGATGTGATACTAGCTCAAATAGAAGCTGCCGGAGGCATTGAATACTACAAAGGTCAAATCCTATGGGTGTCAATGGCCGGAAAAAATACTTATCCTGTCGGGAAAGGTGACCGGGTGGCTACAGAAATGAGTACCGATGAAGGGCTGTCCAATGTCAAGTACAGAAATGTACGAAATAATTTCTTCCCTGGCGCTATGGTATTCACCAAAAAGGGATCGAACATAACCTTTGACGAAGAAGGCAACGAAGTGAAAGATACAGACGATGACGACAGTTTCTCAAATACACTCATCCAGTTGCAAGGTGATACGAATGCAGGAAAGATTATGGAAGTTACTTTAGAAAGCGATGAGGAAAAACCTGAAATAATAAATCTGAACTCACAAAATTACGACAAAGAATTTACCGTTACTGACGCAAGTGTGGTTGAACGTATTTATTCAGCTTATGGCCAAGAGCCATGGTATTGCATCCGTATTGGTAAAGTCGGATTCTCAGGCGATATTTTGGAAGATGCCTTCGAATACTATAACTCTATCGTCAGCAAACAACAACGTCTTATAGAACGCACGCTAAGTCGTGTGTTCAGCTATTGGCACGAAGTAGCCAATCCTTCAGGAGATTTCAGTGTCGAACCATTAAAGTATATAAGAAATGCAGCAATATCTAATAACAACAGATGAAGTGTCAGCTTTATCTCGCGGAATGTCTGTACATCTCGATCCTGACAAGATAGAAACCTATATCCGTGAGTCGGAGAATATCTACATCAAATCAGCGTTAGGAGACGAACTGTTCCTTGATGTAAAAACGAATCCGGATAAATACGCATTATTACTTGACGGTGGTACTTACGAAACCAAATGCAAGGAAAAGAAACTTTTCACCGGGCTCCGTATAGCATTGGCATACTATACCTATGCCTGTATTGTCAAAAATGGAGATGGGAATGTATCCCGTTTCGGCTTCGTGAACAAGGAAGGTGAATATAGCAGTCATACAGTATTCAAGGAAAAGATGATGGTGTATAGCGATGCATGTAGTATAGCTGACCGCTACCTGAAAGAATGCGTGCTTTACCTAAAAGAATGCTGTATGCCACTTTATAACGGTGAAGGGAAATTAAAATCTAATAGAACTGTTTTTCGTGTAATAGGAGAATGAGCGATTCTGTTGACATATTAAAGAAACTGGCTCTTCAAGTAAGAAACGCATCTGTAGAAGGAGAGAATACAGCTGAAAGAATTGGGCGCATATTTATCGGGATTCTAGAAAACATGGATAATTCTGATATAGAAAAGCTCACCAAATACTTTTTACGCAAAGATAAAGAAGACACTGCCAATGAGCTGATCACTTTTTTGAAAGGTCTTTTGATTGGTAAGAACGGTAGTGGAATCACTGTACTTGAGAACGGTATGTCACAGGCTGTTGTTGATTATCTGTATGTCAAGGTCAAAGCCGTTTTTGACGAGCTTGAAGTAAAGAAGAAGACGTATGTAGGTGGTGAGCAGGTGATTTCCCATGCAGGCATGAAATGCAACCGTGTGGATGAGTTGGATGATGTCTACCGTTGTTATTTCAAGGAAGAGGAAGACGGAATTGAGATAGAGAACCAGTTTACTCCGGGATCTCTCGCCATCGCACAGGAGTGCAATATCAAGACAGGCATTTCGCATCATGTCGGCACCCGCTATTACTGGCGGTTGGTTACAGCAGTAGGTGAGAATTATATAGACCTGTCCAAGACCGTGTGTGATCCTAATGTCGAGAACGATGTTCCGGTGGCAGGTGATGATATCGTGGGATTGGGCCATAAGACTGATATCACCAGACAGGCGGCGATAATTCTCTCTTCGGTGAACGAAGTTTCTCCGTCCATCATCATGTATCAGGGTATTAATGATTTTACCTTGACCGGGAAAGACGTTATTTCTTTTGATTTTGACAAATCTACCGGCAAGGCCCGGATGAAGGTGTACGGAGATACGTATATTGGCGACAAGGACCGTACCACTTACATGGAATACACTCAGGATAAAGGTGTTGATATCAAGGGTATGTTCCACATCGAAAAAGGTTCCACCGGATGGCGTAACATGGAAGGGCTTCCGGATGAGATACAGGTGGCTGCCGATTTGGCCCAAAAGGCTCAGGATGCGATAGACAATGCGGCTGTCGGCTCGGTCAATCTGTTGCGTAACTCCGGGTTTACCGGAGATTATGAGAGTGAAACATTGTCCTCTGATACTCAATTGTCTGCTGATACCGATTTGTATAGTAAACAATAAAAGTATTGGAGGGGTGTGGCTACCGTATCCGCGGACAGTGCTGCCGGCTCCGGATATTCTGCCGCAATCGGTAGTTTGTCCCAGTCCGTATCATTGATTAAAAATGAGAACTATGTTATATCCTTTAAAGCTAAAGGTGTGTCTGTGGCTGTTTCGTGTGGTGATTTCAGCACAACTCAGCCTCTTACGTCCGGTTATCAAAGATACACTTTCAAGTTCGCATTTAACGGTACAGGTATTTTTATGCTTAGCGGTACCGCAACCGTTTGTGACCTTCAACTAGAAAGAGGGACCATTGCCACAGACTGGAAACCGTCCATTTTGGATAACGACAAGGCAACAGCCGGTTTTCAGTCAATCAATTATATCGCCAGTGCGATCAAGGATGGATCTGTGGATATTCTTGGCGGTCTGATATTGGCCAATATGATCCAACTGGGTAATTACAAGAATGGCAAGTTACAGAAGGTCACCGCCGGAGTTAGCGGCATATACAATGACGATGATGATGTGGCGTTTTGGGCAGGAGGAAAACTGGAACAGGCTATATTGACCGTAATGAGGTTTCGTAATGACCCCGATTACCAACCCACCGATGAGGAATGGGCAAATATGGCGAACTTCGTTGCCACTCATGGTGGCGATACGTTCCTTCGTGGCTATATTTATGCCTTGGGTGGTAAGTTCCGCGGTGTGGTTGAAGCCTTGGGCGGATTTTTCCGCGGAAAAGTAGAAACATCTGTTGACGGGAAACGCATTGTCATTGATCCGGATAAAAATACTCTTGAAATGTACACGACTGAAGGACATGCCACCTTGATATTAAGGTTCGACACATCATCGGACGGATGGGAATATGGTGATTTGATTTTGCGGAAATATGCAGGGGACCAATTGATACTAGAAACGACTGTATATCCGGAACGTATCAGAATACAGAATTATGTAGAAAATACGGATATCATTCTTAATCCCAATAACGTATCCTTTTATGGTTCTAAAGGCGAAACGCTGTTAGTCGGAATGAAACCGGTATATAATGGAGTGGGTGTGTATAAGCATGTGGCCAATATTGATTGCAGTAATTGGCCGGGAAAAGATGATGTTTCGTCAGGTCAGGTATATGTGGAATATGAGACAGTAGAAGGAGTCGTGACAAACGGGACTTTAAAAGTAAAGAAGTGATATGGAACTGAATAGTATTAACAAGACAGGTACTTGGAGTGAGGCGGCAGACCGTCTTAACAACAACTTTAGCAAGACTTCTACCGAACTAGAAAAGGTCAAGCAGAACGGTATCCGCAACAAGGGATTATTTTCTACTCTTAAATTGCTGGAAGAGGCTGTTCCATCTCCTGTTGTAGGTGACTGGGCTGTTGTGGGGGATACCATACCGGGCCCTATATATGAATGCAAGATAAAGGGGGCATGGAGTCCTACAGGCACGACAGGAGGTGGCGGAAGTGTTGACTTGAACGGATACCTGACAGCCGAGGAGATAGACGATGTAACATCAATATTATAAGAGTTATGATAAGAATTAATTATCAGTCCGATTTTAAAATCATAGAGAAGAGCCTGAATGGAGATATAAATACTCCCTTCCGGTTTACTTACCGCACAGTCCTGTCGGGGTGTGTTGTTGCGGAGTTTGACGGGCACGGGTACAAGAACTGCCGCAGGCTTGATGATGGTGGTCTGCTGGTCATTTTTGACAGGCATGGACTACGTCCCGGTGCTCTGTCGGTCAAACGCGAATACTATCTTTCCGATGCTGATTTTGCCGATGGCATCTGCAATCTTGTATCGGTGGAGAATACAGGTGTTATCCTCGTTGCCGGAAAGACGGATGAGAGCACGGCGGAGATCATTTCCTATCCGGATTATGCCGCATACAATGCGGTGCAGAGCGTCCCTCTGTCAGAGAGGGAGTATGATGATGTGCTGAGTGATTTTGTACCTCCTCTGCCACCGGAAGAGAAATAATGATTTAATAGTTAAATAAATAGTTACATAAAATAATGATAGCTTAAGTTCCCCCGGAACTTAGGCGGATGAAAGGAGATATTATGGCAAAAATGCATAAACTGACCAAGGGCGGCCAAACCATATTCCCGGCTACCATCTATGACGCAGTGGTCAATCCCAAAACACGCAAGAGTCTGGCTATGGAACTAGCTGAATTAGCTCCAAATGACTCCCTTTCTAATTATGTGATGAAACTTGTTGATAATTCCACAACGTTGTACGACAAGATTGTGATAAGAGATAACGTCAAGATTATTGCCGGAACAAAAGAATATGTAAATGACAGTGATTATCTTTGTATTGAGGTCAGCAGGGAGGACAGTCCGGCGTTTATTCTATTCAAGGATATTTTGAAGAATACGGGTAACACCCCTACGGCGTTGGCATATATAGATGATGATACAGGAGGCTTCAGTTATAATACAGAAATTGGAACGTACTCATTCACTCTGAATACCAAACTCGTTTACACCAAGGTTTCAATGTGTTTTGCCAAGAATGGTGGTAAAATATTTCTTGAGAACCTTGTCAATTACTGGAACAAGGAGTACGATCTTCCGGTCAATGTTCTGAGTGATTATAGAGTGAGAGGAAATTCCATGCTTGATATGGAAAACGCACTACTGAATGTGCGGTTTATAAAAGGCGCTACCGGCTATATGCAGAATTCTGATGGATGGGCCATTTATCCGATATTTAAAGTAAAGAATACCGATAAAATTTGGGCAAACCAATATTATAGCGTGACATTTTTTATTCTGGATTATAAGGGTGCTATAATAACCACCGGTTCGTTCAAGACGCAGACGGGCATGGGACTTCCGGCATCCTATTTTCAGATTGCGGATTATGTGGATATAGCAGACATGGAAGAGGTCAACATGATTATAACCAGTAATGTGTCCTCTTTGGTTGTGACCAACGACTCCCCTTCCAATTCTGCGGAGTATTGGATTAAAAATCCCGACTTGCTGAAAGAAATCAATGCGGTAGAAGAAGCGCCAGTGGATGACCGTATTTATGGCAGAAAGAATGCACAGTGGGAGAAGATAGGTGAGAGCCTGTCGCTCGCTGAAACAAAAACATACAATCTGTTTAACGGCAATCTGACCAATGCGTATCTTGACGCGTCAACCGGTGCGGTTGTATCCAATCCCTCATACCGTATCACGGATTTTATAGACTGTCCATCAGAAGGAGTCATTTCCGTTCAGGGTGTTACATCAGGACATATATATTGTTATACAGATGATGGCACATATATTCCGAAACGGGAACTGAACACACAAGGTGGCAGTTCCCCTTATCTTATGTTCGCCGCCCGTAAAGGAACCTCCAAGATACGGTTTGAATACCACATTAATAACAAGACAGGCGATTTGATGGTAAAACTGGGCGGAGGTGGAAACAGGACACCGTATATCAGTCATGTGAAGCAGGCTGTGCCGACCGACTATCTGTATCTTTACCAGATAGTCCATAACTGGGATGTCAGAACATGGTGGACCGGCAAGATTACTGATACATTGGGGGACAGCATCTCTCAGAATCCCGGATACCAGTTTTTTATAGACCGGATGTTAGGTACGATGTCACAATGGCACGGAATCGGAGGAACGCGTATCAGCGGCTCAAATGGTAATGCTTTCTGGCAGGATATCCGTATCAATGCTCTCGCAGAAGATGCGGTATTGATAAATGTCGCAGGAGGAACCAACGACAGAGGCGGCTACACATTGGGAGATATTTCCATATCGAACCATGATACAAACACACTTTGCGGAGCGATCAATGTGCTCCTGTCCAAATTATACTACAGATATATGAAAGTGAAAGGATACTATAATGAGGTGGATTACACCGGAATTAATCAGGTGCTTGTCGCACGTAACATCAATATCCTGTTTGTCTTACCTCCTCACGTGTGTGAAACTTCTACCGCGGTAAACAATATTTCCGCTGACATGATCAAGGTTCTGAATCTGTGGGGGATCAAATACGTTGAATCCAAATTGCAGACCGGTATCAATGATATGAACAAGACTTGGTTTTACAGCCATTATACTGATAATACCATCATTGACCCGACACACGGAGGCATACCTTACTATGAAAGGATCGCCCGTGAGATAATTGCCCGAATGATGGAAATGACTCCTGTCGCAGACATTGAGGCTATGGCGGCTTCCACACGTACATATACTGTTACAATGCAGCAGGGAAACGGCTATCAGCTTGAAGCATATAATAACAGCGTGTCTCCCGTTTCTGAAGGTGGGGAGTTTAGTGTAAAGCTGACCATACAGGAGGGATACGATGGTAGCTCGGCTAGCGTAAAGGCTAATGGAAGCTCTGTTGCCAAAGACAGCACTTTATCAGCTCCCGGACTTGATATTTATACAGTGAAGAATATAATGGAGAATGTGACCATATCGGTTGAGGGAATTGCTACGACATAAAATTTTATATCAAACAAGACCATTATATCAAATGTTTTTTAATTTTGTTCTTGAAATTTTAAAAATATAAGAATATGGATGAAAAACAAAGAAACATCAGTCAATTAGAACGAGTAGTATCTAGTTTAGAATATCATTTAGAGAAATATAAGGAATCTAAATGTAAATCTAAAAATGGGAGGCTCCAAAAAGACCGTAAACATGCTTTGGATGATATGTTTACTCACGCTAAATATATGAAAGCTGAATTGGAACAAGTTTATCCAATTATAAGCGATGGTTCACCTTCGTATTTTCAATTTGAAGATTTTGGGAAATATGCGGAAAGTGATGTTCCTAATTATATAGAAACTTTAAAAAACTATATTGAAAAATTGAAACAGGACACAAGTGGATCTGCAGAGTAATGAGTTTACTATTAAGGGCTGACCTAGGGATAAGGTCAGCCCTTATGCTTAAAACCATTCCGCATCCGGGTGTACTTCAGCAGACAGATGGTTCATTATTCTGATAATTAATTCTCGTATCATATTATTAAAACTTTTACTGTTATGGTAGATAATAATCCCCGGTTTCTATTCTTTCTCCCTCCACATAACCAAGTTCAAGCAAAGTATTCCACATTTTAGCAGCCCAAATATAGGATAATAAATTATTCTGATGAATTTTATCACTGCCGGGCCAAAAGAGTGTTTCATAATCCGATGCTGTATATTGACCTTCTATAATACCTAACGCTTGTCCATCATAAACTGCTTGTCCTTGAGTATAAGCGCGAAGATTGATATATCTTGCACCAAAACATTTATTAGCTTGATATATTAATTTAGCATTTGTCGCAACTAAAGGGGTAGAACAAACAATATATTTCTCAGAAAAATTATTAGCAGATGACCTAACCATATTAGCCCAATCTTCTTCTGATTCATATCCAGAATTCTGACCTGTAAACCATATATGAGGATAGTCCTTGTCGTCATACAATGCAGCGTCAAAAAACACATTGCCTACACCTATCTTGGTTTCTCTTCCTTCTTCCAACCTTGTAAATTCATACAATAAAGAGGTAGCCAAACTATCAAAATAAATTTCCCCTTGATTGATAGGCAATAGCTCACTGCACTTGAATAATTCAGAGTAATGATATTGTCCCTTACTGTCTATATAGCCATCTCTTGTTGTATTGGTTTCAATATCTACTGTATCTTCATTTATTGTTATATGCGGTTCTCCAACATTTGGGTTATTTATTGTAAATGCGTATTTTGTTGCACTAGATGGTATTGAATGAGTACCTGTCTCGGATAGACTTTTTATAAATGTTCCATTCTCTGTATAAAATGCTATACCAACAGCGTCAATGGCTTGCTTTGCCAGTTTCCCTCTTATTCCATTTATAACTACTTGTACATTCTGACCACTAGATATACTATTATAAGGTGTATCTTGATAATTTCCGTCACTTTTTATCCATGCACTTTCTAAAGCACAAATGACAGTGCCGTTAGCTGGGATGGTAAATTCACCTTTAACCCTTATACCTATGCCTCCTGCCCTCGTTAAATTGCCAATAGTTTTTTCACCTCCTTGTGTATGCGGAATTAGTTCATAACCTCTGTTTTTTAATATATTACCTAATTCGTATCTTATAAGAGCCGTATCATTACCACACAGTGAATCTCCTACTATAACAACTCTTTTAGGCTTAGGCTTTTCAGAAGAGATTCCTGCTTTATAAACAACGACACTTGGTTCCCCAACAGCAATAAATTCATTGTCTGAAGTGGATTTTGTCTGTAATATAAGTTCTAATTTTGTATATTGAGAATAATCCGATGTATTGATAGTTACCGGTCCTGTTCCGTTTGTTAATTCATAAATTACATTATCATTCCCATAAAGAACAAGAGATGACAACCTATTTGTATTATTAGACAGACTACCATTATTAGATAGTCCTTTAATAGTAACTGTATCATAATTAGATATATCTAATTTATCTGTGCTCCATAATTTTTGTATTGAATTATAACCTTGAGTTGTTCCGTTCGGTTGATTTGCCCCCGTAAGCCATCTTCTTTTATTCCAAGTAAAAGAATTAAATATATCTATATTATCTGCTCCAGAAATTAAATAATTAATTTTTTCTATTTCTGTGGTATTAAATTCAACAGAATCAGATAAATTATTAAAATCTTCTCTTGAAGCTACAGAACTATCCATTATGGCTATAATACTTGAATCATTTTTTGGAATAAATTCATCATCTGAAGTTGATTCACATTGTAAAATTAATTCCAGCTTGGTATATTGGGAATAGTCTGATGTATTAATAATAGTTTCACCACTTGCATCTCTAATTCCTTTAACAAGGGTATTATCACCATAAATACATATACCATTTAATGCAGATGCACTTGTGCTTATGGATGAGCCATTTAATAATCCATCGCAAATAATACTATCATATTCTGAAATGTCAATCCTTGCATACCAAATTTTTTGAACAGCATTATATCCCAACTCCCCACCATTAGGTTGATTTGTTCCTGTTTCCCATCTTTTTTTATTCCAAGTAAAAGCACCTATGAGATCTTTATTCAACCCTTCCAATTTATTTATAGAAGATTGGATAGATATAAGTTCTTCAGGCTTAACTACTTTAGCTTTGCTGTTGGCAATAACAGAAGGAATAATAGAATTATCTTGTTTTGCTTGAATAATGATGTTAATATTGCTTCTGTCGGAATATTTATCCATATTAATAACCGCAGAACTACCCCTCAAATATTCTATTTGTTCGCTACCACTATAAATACTAATTGAAGGAAAAATATCAGAGATGTCTACTTTCTCTGATAGTCCTGACATTTTTAGAGTATCGTAATATCCTACATCTGTCAATTTGGTATGCTTATAATTTTGTTTTTGAAGGCTGCTACCTGCAGACGAGTTTGTTTCCCAATCCCATGTGCCATCTATCCATACTGTATTTTCTGTTATAAGATCTTTATCTATAGAGCCTTCTATTTGTGTCTTTAAATAAATTTCCTCATTTTCTAACTCTGAAAGTTCCGTAGTCAGACTTTTTCGTGTATTGGGGTTGACCACCGCATCATAGATGGTAGCCGGGAATATGGTTTGTCCACCCTTGGTCAGTTTATGCATTTTTACCATAATATCTCCTGTTATTAGCCTAAGTTCCGGGGGAACTTGGAAACAGCATTGAAAATGAATCAGATAAGTTCTGTTCAAAAAATAGGGTAGAACAAAAGATATTTTTCTTAGGATTCTACCCACTTTCTACCATGTATCTATTTCTACTATATTTTTAGGTGAAAAAGTTTGAAACAGGAATGTGAGTTTTTATCTTTGCAGATGTGTAAGACCAAGAGCTTGTTGCGGATTAAATTCCGTAGCAGGCTCTTTTTTTATTGTCATATCATGGCAATGGATTTCGGGGCTTTGGCAGCGATGATGCAAACGGATAGGGATATCTTTGAGGTGTGTATTTTTATAATTCAGATAAACAATAGACGAAATGGAATTAAACGACTGGTTGGCTATAATCGGGGCTTTCGGAGGATTGGAGGCTGTCCGCTGGGGTGTCACGTTCTGGGTGAACCGCAAGACTAACGCACGGAAA